CTTTTTCTTTTCATGCTGCAAATATATATAAGATATATTGAATAAAAAAATATATTTTGAAAATAAATGAAAATAATTTATAACTGCTTGATTATCAACGTAATATTTTTTTATATAAATTGGGTTGCTTGGGGGTTGCGAAACTGATTAATAACACATAACAGGTTACTACCCCCCTATTACCCTTATAGCGTTTTTTTACTAGGTGTGTTTTTTTTTGCGTTTTTACCGAAGTCAATCCGTTATTCCGTTGTAAGTGTTGGTATCATTACAAAGCAATCCGTTGTTAAAGCGTTATTAATCCGTTATAAGCGTTGTTAATAATTTATTTGTATATTCAAATATTATTTTATATATTTGCAAACAGTTAAGGTTGTAGAGAGCCATTTAAAAAATTAACTAAGGACTTACCCTACTGGCTGAAGCACTCTACTGCTGAAGCCGTAGGGTTTTTTATTATATGAATGTAACAATATTTAAAAATTTACACAATACCAATACACCCTTTATTAAGGATATTGATTTTATTTTAAATAGAATTAAAGTAGGTAAATCTAAATTGATAGTTGATGAAATTAGAAAGCAGCCAACTAAAGAATTAGCAGATGAAATAAAGGCAACCTTGCCAGCTATTTGTTTTTGTGGAATATTTATAAAAAGAGCAGATAGTTCTATTACGGAACATAGTGGATTAGTTTGCCTGGACTTTGATAAATACGAATCAGTTAAATTATTGAATGCTGATTTAAAAATATTAAAAAAAGATAAATTTACGTTTGCTATGTTTATAAGTCCAAGTGGAATAGGTATAAAGCTACTTGTTAAAATTCCTAAGGATATTGAGAATCATAAAAAGTATTTTGATGCTTTAGAAAAATATTATGATAATACTCATTTTGATACTACTTCCAAAAATATAAGTAGAATTTGTTTTGAAAGCTACGATCCAAATATTTATATTAATAAAGATAGTGAATTGTGGAATGAGAAAATAGAGGACGAACAATTTGATTATAGGTATCATGCACCAACTATTAAATTAGAGAATGAAAGCGAAATTATAAAACGTTTATGGTCTTGGTTTAATAAATCTTATTCAATGGCGAAAGGTAGCAGAAACCATAACTTATTTATATTGGTATCGGCATTTAGTGATTATGGAATTAGTGAATCGGAAACTAACCGATTTTGTAACCAATTTATTACAAATGATTTTACTGCTAACGAAATTGATAAAGTTATACGCTCAGCTTATTCAAAATGTAAAGCTAATTTTGGTATGAAGTTTTTTGAAGATAGCGAAACTTTAAAACAAATATCTATTAAGTTAAAAGCCGGAACTACCATTAAAGAAATTAAGGAATCAATGCCAAATGTAGATGAAAGGGTATTGAATGAAATTAAAGAAAATGTTACTATAAATGATTTTTGGATACATACTAAAAAAGGTATTAAGATTGAGAATTATCTTTATAAGCTATGGTTAGAATCAAATGGTTTTTATAAATATTACCCTGAGAACTCCGAATCATTTATTTTCGTTAAGGTCACTAATAATTTAATTGATAACACAAACGAAGTTAAGATTAAAGATTATGTATTAAATGAATTGTTAAAGCAAGGTGAAGATAAAGTTTATGAGTACATGGCTGGGACGCAAAAGTATTTTAAAGATGACTACCTTAATATATTAAGCGAATCAAATATATTTTTTAAGGAAGATACTATTGACGCTGGTTATATTTATTTTAGGAATGCAGCGGTCAAGGTTACAAATGATAATATTGAATTAATTGATTATTTAGAATTGGATGGGTTTGTTTGGAAAAAGCACATTATTGATTTTGATTTTAAAATTACTGATAATATTAATTGTGACTTTAGTAAATTTATAGAATTAATATCAAATAAGAATAGTGACAAAGTAAACTCAATTACTTCAACTATTGGTTATTTAATGCACTCCTTTAAAACTTCAGCAAATAATAAAGCTATTATATTAAACGATGAAACTATTAGCGAGAATCCAAATGGTGGCAGCGGTAAGGGTATTTTTTGGAATGCATTAAGTAAAGTCAAAAGGGTTTCTGATATTAATGGCAAATCATTTAGTTTTGAAAAATCATTTCCTTATCAAACAGTTTCAGCAGATACTCAAATTTTAGTATTTGACGATGTACAAAAAAACTTTAAATTTGAAAATCTATTTAGCGTAATTACTGAGGGTATAACTTTAGAGAAAAAGAATAAGGATGCAATCAAGATACCAGTTAGCAGAAGTCCTAAAATAATTATAACAACTAATTATACTGTTGGCGGTGTTGGTGGATCATTTGAACGTAGAAAGTGGGAAATTGAGTTTAGTAGTTATTTTAGTCATAAACACACTCCGCTTAATGAGTTTGGCAGAATGTTTTTTGATGAATGGAATAATAACGAATGGCTTAACTTTTATAATTACATGGTTAAATGTATGCAAATGTATTTAGTTAATGGTCTAGTAAGTTATGAATATGTTAACTTAGAAATAAGAAAGTATATTAAAGAAACTTCATTTGAATTTTATGAGTGGGCTAATAAAGATACTTTAAAAGAAAATGAACGATTAAATAAAAATATGATTTATAATATATTTATTGAGGAATACCCAGACTTTAAAAAATATAACCTATCAACTAAGCGTTTTTGGGGGTGGGTTGAAAAATATTGTATATTTAACAAAATTGAATTAACAAAAGGGCAGGATAGTATGGGGCAAAGATATATTGAATTAATAACTGATAATAATACATTTTAATATGAAAATAATTAACATTTACACAAAAGAGGGAGTTCAGTTGATTGACTTTGAATTTAACGGACATTTTAATACTATGCCTTATAAAATATTTAAAAAGAAATATAAATGAAACCATCACTAAAACAACTTTCAGACCTCCAACACGCTTACGCTTGTTCACGTACTAAGATGCCACCCGAATACGTTGTTAGAACGAAATATACTGATACAACTGCAAACGGATTAACAAAGTGTGTAACTGATTACATTAACCTAATAGGCGGTCAAGCTGAAAGAATATCTAACACTGGTAGGTATATTGATGACAGTAAAATAGTAACCGATATACTTGGAAACCAAAAAAAGATAGGTTCGGGTAAATATATTAAAGGAACTGGCACGAATGGAACGGCTGATATATCCGCAACATTTAAAGGTAAATCAATTAAAATAGAAATTAAAATGAAGGATAAACAAAGCGAAGTGCAAAAGGAATATCAACAAGCTATTGAGCGTGCTGGTGGCATTTATTTTATTTGTCACAACTTTGATGAGTTCTTAGAGAAATTTAATACATTTGCTAATCAATAAAGAACAACTGATAATCATAGCAGCAACAAGCCGAATGCTTATTGGTTTGACTGCTAAGCTATGCAACCATCGGGATATTCAACATGATCTATTTCAAGAGTTTTTATTGTACCTTTGTGAGAAACCTGAAGACTTTTTGATTAACAAAGTAAACAACGGGCAATTTATAGCGTACTGCTCAAATGTTTTAAAAGGCATGAACTCCGATAGGCATAGAGCAAACAAACTAATCAATACAAAAAATCCTTTAGTTGAACGGCACAATGATTTTGAAGTAAATTTTGATATGTCCGAAGAAAGTTATAATTTTGAAATTGATATGAAGTTTGAACGTACTGTTAAATTTGCAAGGGAGCAACCATTTAAAGCTGAAATACTATTTAAGTCGGTGGTGACATCAACAAGGGAGATTGCAAGTGAACTGGGAATAAACCAAAGGAAACTAATATACGAGAACAATAAATTTAAAAACGAAATAAAAAATAAACTAAAATGAACGAAATACTATTAAAACAAAGGGATTTTATTTATGCAGTAGCGCATGATCTAATCCGCCCTGACAGTTCAAATGATAATGTTAAAGAAATATTAGCAGCATATCATGGTATTGATGCAACCGTTGAAACACTTGTTGAGTGTTCAACTTGCACGAATATTTACAAAGATGCTTTTAGTGTGATTTTAGCATACATCAATAAACCGAATGAAGACAAACCCAAAACAAAGAAGTAATGCCATTCAAAGCTAAATATACATTTGATTATGAAACCGAGCCAAACCCAAAGGAACGATTAAGGGTTGGTAAGGAATGCGAAAGGAATTTAAAGCTAAATGTAAAGAAGTATAAACCGATTGAACGACAAATCCTTTATACCAATAACATTTTAATGATTTCAATCACTTATGAAGGCAAACATATTAATGAAGCCATTGCCCCACCAACCGTTTAAAATTAACTATTTTTATTCGGTGATATTAAAAAAGACTTTTATTTATATAATGAATTAATGCAAGACGAATACGAACATATAACTTTTTGGAATGAAGACAGAAAAAATTAACATAAACAAAATTAAACTTAACCCAAACAATCCTCGTTTAATTAAAGATGATAAGTTTGCTAAATTAGTTCAGTCAATAAAAGACTTTCCCGAGATGTTAGAAATACGCCCGATAGTGGTAAATGATGATATGATTATATTAGGCGGTAATATGCGATTTAAGGCATGTAAAGAAGCTGGGTTAAAGGAAGTATCAATTATTAAAGCAAGTGGCTTATCAGAGGAGAAACAAAGGGAATTTTTGATAAAAGACAATGTGAGTGGTGGCGAGTGGGATTGGCAATTATTACAAGAGTGGGATGCTTTGAAATTGGAAAGTTGGGGTTTAGATTTGCCCGCTGAATTTGTTACTGAGTTGGAAGCTGAGGAAGATAATTTTGAAACACCCGAAGGTGGTATTGAAACCGATATAGTTTTAGGAGACTTATTCGAAATAGGCGAACACCGTTTACTTTGTGGGGATAGTACGGATAGCGATTCAGTTGCTAAATTAATGAACGGACAAAAATGGAATTTAATGGCAACATCACCACCATATAATCAAGGAAATAGTTGCGGTAATTTATTACATACAAAAGGATTAGGCACAGGTAAAAAGGATGTTAAACTATATCAGGATAAAAATTCGGACAATAGAAGTACTGAAGATTATTATAATTTTTGTATAGATATTTTAAATACATCTACAATATATAAAAATGAAAATGAACATACAGTATGTTGGAATGTAGCATATAATGCAAAAAGTAGAAACGATTATGGAATGATAATATTTTCAATTGATAACCCTTATCAAGTAAAAGAAACTATAATTTGGGATAAAACACATTCTATAAATTTGCCACAAATAGGTATATATTCAAGAAGATGCGAATTTGTATTTGTAATGAGTTCTAATGAAAAATATCATACAAGTCAAACTTATAATGATTGCAGGTGGAATTATTGGCAAATAAAATCAGCAGGTAGTCAAATTACAGGTGAAGAAGTAGAACATCGTGCAGCATATCCAATAGAATTTGCATCAAATATGGTAAAAGATTTTAGTTTACAAGGAGATACAATTTACGAACCTTTTACCGGAAGCGGTACAACTATGGTAGCAGCACACCAATTAAATCGAAAATGCTACGGAATGGAATTAGACCCAAAGTATTGCCAAGTGATAGTTGACAGAATGAAGAAGTTAGACCCGAGTTTAGTTATTAAGAGAAACGGAATAGATTATGCCAAGTGAAGAAGGATATAAAAACTTAATACCCTATACAAAGGGGCAAACAGGCAACCCAAACGGAAGACCTCGCAAATTCGTTTGTCAATTAAAAGACATGGGTTATAACAAACAGGATATAAACCAAACCATCGAGAACATGATGGCTATGACTTTAAACGAGTTAGCTGATATATTTAAAGACGAACACGCTACTATACTGGAACGTACCATTGCAAATGCTATGCGTAAAAGCCTAGAGAAAGGAACTTTATATTCTTTGGAAACTTTAATCAGTAGAGTGCATGGAGTACCTAGCCAAACGATTAACCAATTAATAACCGAGAAACCTATCTTTAACGGAATAGATATTAATGTTACAACGAACGACAGCCCAAGCGAAAATATCTAAACTCAATAAAAGAGTAAGGGTAGTAAGGGGCGGAACTTCCGCAAGTAAAACATTTACTATCGTGCCGTTCCTTATTGACTATGCTGTTAAAAATCCACTTGCTGAAATATCAATAGTTGCTGAAACCATACCACATTTAAAGAGAGGGGCATTACGTGACTTTCTTAAAATTATGGATATGATAGGAATGTATGAGCCTGAGAACTTTAACAAGTCATCTTTAGTTTATACGTTTAGCAATGGTGCTTATATCGAATTCTTTAGTGCAGATGCAGAAAGTAAATTGAGGGGTGCAAGACGTGATGTGCTATTTGTAAATGAATGCAACAATATTACGTGGGAGGCTTACTATCAATTAGCAATTAGAACACGTAGGTTTATTTATTTAGATTATAATCCAGTTTCTGAATTTTGGGTTGATACCGAATTGATTAACGATAGTGATACGGACTTTGTTGTATTGACTTACAAAGATAATGAAGCATTGGATTTATCAATTATTAAAGAAATTGAGAAAGCAAAAGAGAAAGCCTTAACTTCAACTTACTGGGCTAATTGGTGGAGCGTTTATGGTTTGGGGAATATAGGTTCTTTGCAAGGTACAGTCTTTGAAAATTGGCAACAATGTGATAGCATACCAAACGAAGCTGAATTTATTGCCTATGGAATGGACTTTGGTTTTACGAATGATCCAAGTACATTAATTGCGGTTTATAGATACAACGGTGAACTTTACATAAATGAATTGATATACCAAACTAAATTAACCAATAGTGATTTAATAGGTAAATTAAAAGAGTTAGGTATAAAATCAAATGAAATGATAGTAGCAGATAGTGCCGAACCAAAATCAATAGAGGATTTAAGACGTGCGCAATTTAGAATTGAGGGTGCTAAGAAAGGACCAGACTCAATCCGTAATTCAATAGATACTTTACAAGCGTTTAAATTGAATGTAACGAAGTCTAGTATTAATTTGATAAAGGAACTAAGGAACTATAAATGGGTGACTGATAACGATGGCAAACACACCTCACAGCCTATTGATAATTATAACCATGCTATTGATGCAATTAGATACGTAGCTTTAAACCGTCTTAAAAAGTCAACATTCTTTATTCAATAAATGTAAAACTCAAATAAATTACTATATTATTAAGATGAAAATACCCAAACGATACGAAGATTTAACAGTTGAGCAATTTCAAAAATTAGAGGAATTGAAAGCAAATGATACTTTGGATAAGTTAGACATGGCTGTTTTAAGGCTATCAATCTTATCGGGTGAACATGTTGATTATATTGAATCATTAAGCCCTAAACAAGTTTACGACTATTTACTAGATGCTTTCTTTTTAACTAAACCAATTACTGATTTAGCTTGTCCCAATGAAATTAAACTAGGTGGCGTTAAGTTTAGATACATTAAAGATTTATACGATTATAATATTTGTCAAGAGAAAGATTGGAAAGAAATGGTAAGGGCAAACGAGGGAAACTATTTTAAAGTTCTACCTGAGTTAATGGCTATTTGTCATCAAGAATACGAAAACGGTAAATGGGTATATAACTCAAGTAACCATAATCGAAATGTTGAGTTATTTAAGAAATCAAAATTAAGCGAATCACTTGGGGCTGTTTTTTTTTATTCAAAATATTTAATGATTTACACAAAAGCTATTCAGGATTGTTTAGCGGAACAAGTCAAAGTAATAGAGCAAGCGAATCAAATGATGATGGACGACTTAGAGTTTCAGACTTTTTTGAAAGGTGGGGATGGGAATACAGCGTTGGTTTAGTTGTTAAAGATACTAACCTAAACGAGGACCAAATATTTGAATGGAGTGTAATAAGGTACTATAATAAGTTAGCGTACTTAAAGGATAAAGGTAAATTTGAAATAGCGTTAAATGGCTCTAGTAGATAAAATAAAGGATTTGTTAGATGAGTTTGGGAAAGCATTAAACGATGACACCCGTAGTTCTTTAAAAAAGGTTTTAGATGATAGAGCTGCTAAACATAATGGTAGAAAACGTACAAGTCGATTAGAGGCTAGCATTAAACCGACAATATCATTTAGTAATGACTCTATTAAGTTTACGCTAAACATGAATGATTATTGGGCGGTTGTTAACGACGGTAGAAGTCCAAATAATGTAAGTGCAGAGGGACAAGAAAAGATAGCAGCTTGGAGTGCGGTTAGTGGGTTTGCTGAAAAAATAAGATTAACAGATTTAGAACAAAGAAAGCAAAAGCAAAGCCTATCTAAGCGCAAAGGTAAATTAAAGAAGTTACAAAAAATGTCATTTGATAAGGCAAAGAAAACAGCGGGCTTTTTAGTAGCACGTTCTTTAAAAAAGAAATCAATAGAAGCAACGCATTTTTTTGACGAAGTGATTAACGATGGACGGATTGAAGAGTTAGAAAGTAAATTGACTGAATTAGTAAAAGAAGATATTATAATAGAAATTAGAAGTAGTTACACATAACATGGCTTTAACAGTATATAAACAACCCGACACATTTACACCAGCTTATAACGACCAAATATTTACAGCGAAGTCTAATCAAATAGCTATTGCTGATTTTAAATATATTGTAACGGTAGTTGTTAACGGTGATACAGCTAACACTTATACAGAAGATATATTGCAACGTCCCGATGGCTATTTAGTTTTTAACGCAAAAGAATGGGTGCAAAATTATATCGAACATTATTTTGAATTTAATAATATTGTTTTAGCTAGTCCTATAAATTTAGCTACTGGCAAACGTGTGAGGGCTCAGGTTAATATTTCTGAATATTATACAGCGGCTGTTCAATCTACTACTACTATAGATTACGATGCTTTTGATGCTTGCTTAACAGATGCGGCCTTTAACGCTTACGATGAATCTGACTATGGTTTTGGCTCAACTGGTGGTTTATATTTTTTATCAAAGGATGTTGATACAATTACACCCGATAATAGGATAGCTTTAAACCAGCCTTTTTTTATACACTTTATTCCTCCACCATGTGATAATATAACTATTGAATTATTTAATGGCTTTACTTTATTGCAAACGGTTACAATAGCTTCATTTCCAACACCAGTTACTAACACCGATATTTATCAATTATATCTAGGTAGTAATATTTTCACTTCGGCATCAGTTGGTAATACCGTTGTAGTTAAATTTAAAAATGGGACAACCGTATTATTAAACTACTCTTTTGATTACCAAGACATTTGTACTAAGTATCAAGACTATGTTATTTACTACTTAGATAGAACTGGGAATATATTATCATTCCATTTCGAGCAAAAGAGTAAAAAGAATTTCAGTAAAAAAGTAAATACAGTTACTTTAAATAAGAATGTTTTAAATACAACTACTGGTGCTTATGGCTCTACTTCTTATGATAGAGAAGACCACGTTGTAAGTACTGCTATTGAATCTACAATGGATTTAAACACAACTTGGTTAACTCAGTTACAAATAACACAATTAAAAGATTTGTTTGATAGCCCAATAGTTTATGTTTGGGATTACAGCACTTTACGTTCATGCAAAGTTACAAATAATTCATTTGAAGAGTACCAACTAAACAATGAGTCGTTAATACAATTAGCTATTACTATTGATTTAGGTATTACAGAAACTAGACAACGAGGTATATAACATGGCGGTAGTAACAGATTTATTAATAGCAGCAAAAAATGGTAGTGAGAAATTACAATATTTTCCTATTGCTAAAAATATACCGATTAACATTAACTACAATTTAGCGGATGTTAGAAACCCCGACCAGCGTAAAGCTAGTTTTAGTAAAACAATTAATTTACTTGGAACTAATAAAGTAAATAAGTTATTTGAAAATATATTCTCGGTTAACGTAGCTACTCAGTATTTCAATAAGAATTTAAAGACACCATGTAAATATATCGTGGATGGGATTCAAAACTTTGCAGGTGACTTACAGTTAATCAAAATAAACATTAAGCCCGATAATTCAATAGATTATGAATGTTCGATAATTGGTGAGGGTGGTTCTTTATTTGTGGATATTGGGGACAAGTTAATTACTGGCAATCCATTAAAATTTGAAACAAGTGGATTGTTAATGATAGGTAGAAAATACACGATTAATACGTTTGTTGCTGGGGATAATTTTACAAGTGTAGCAAGTGTAGTTAGTGGAACGATTAATACAACAGGGTGCGTATTTATAGCAACAGGGACAACTCCAACTGTTTGGACAAACGAAAGTATATTAACAAGCTCAGACGACTTAGATTTTA